CCGAAGTTCGACAAAGCGATCATCGGAAATTTACCAATACCATAGTGAAATTTGAGTTCCTTAAAAGGAAAAGAAGGTTCGTAAACGGATGGTACAATTCGTACGTTGTGTTTACCATTTGTGGGTTTCCAAAAGATCTTATCGAAGTCGATCTTCTCTCTGTCATTCCCGTTGTTGTTCAGTCCGGCCAGCTTGGCCTTGATTGCATCTAAATTCATATATAACTATTTTGATTAAAACTCTTATTTAAGATACGAAAAAAGTTGCAACTATGCAACTACCTTCTACTTTTTTTGTACTAGATTCCTAGGTTTTTTCTAATTCTCATCTTAAGACGTTCAACATCCAGCTTATTCATCTTACCACTTTTAGTTAGATTTTGCATAGGATCTCTCATGTACAAATTATCAATACTGTTACCAGGTGCTTTTCTAGCTAGTGGATCTTCACCTGCTTTGCTATTTCTAGAACCTTGAATTTCTGGGTTGTTGTAGTTGTCTATTGTTCTTAGTGTATCTTCATACCCATATTCCTTAGCATGATTTTCTATGTCAACTATGCTTGGTTCATCTTCATCATAGTAGTATGGATCTACTGTCATATCTAAGTATGCATTTATGTACTGATCTTTTATTTTTTGATTTTCAGGATCAAGTTGAACTTCATTCAACATTTTAGAATTAGTAGTTAGTTTATTTTCTACTAAGAATTTTTTTAGATTAAAGTTTTCCATCTTTATAATTCTATTATTTTGAATAGTTTTGTATTAACTCTTTTCAATTCTGGACCTTTTGTGAGTAGGATGCAGTTTTGGTAATCAGGCCAGTTGATTTTGTAGTTTGTATCTAGTACCCCTCCATTCAATGATTCAATTAATCTATTGAGTGAGTTGATCGTGTATAGTGTGTTTGATTCTTTTTTTCTATGTACTAAGATAGTATTTGCTATAAAATTAGAAATATTACCTAAATCTACATTATATGTGCAAATATACTCGTCTTGACTCTTTGAGTATAGGACGAATATTTTGTTATAGATGATCTTGTACTTATTTTGAATTGTACCTAACACCTCGTCTAATTGTTGTTCAGAGGAGAAGGTACAGAATAGTTTGTTGCTCATGTCTGTTGAGTTGAAAATATCTTCGATGTCGTACTGGAAGATATTAGGGCTTATAGTATTTTGTATCATCTATAAATAGGTATTTTATTCTTAAAAAACTAGATTGTTGCTGTGTTTAAACTTTATTGGATACTTTCCATCTTGATTCATTATCTTTTCTATCTGTAGCAAAACTTCCTTACCTTCTCTTTTATCAAAATCAAAGACCACGGCATCGTACGTATAAAGTGCTATTTTAGTGTTTTTGTTATGCAAATACATAACCAGATCCTTTAATATAGCGATATTTCTTGACGTTTCCAACGATTGCATGATGTAGTTCATCAGCTTTTGTGGGTGCATATCTTTCAATTCACTAGTGAATCTTCTACCTGATATTGGATCCTCTACGTACCCTTGTTCTTGGAAATGCTGCCAAAGCCTGTTTATGTAGTTCTGTATTCTTTCAAAAATAGGTAGGAAAGCATACTCGGGTGGAATCTTTCCATAAATTGCATGGAAGTTAATTTGTTTTGCTTTTGCATACTCATCCTCTGCTATTTTATCCTTTCCAAAGTAAAGTCTTGCTAGTTGTATGTGAGCTGACTCGTCTGTTAGCTCATAACCAATTTGTTCACATAACAATCTTAAATGGTATCCATCAAAGTCCATTTCAACAAAACAATCGTTCTGTGGTATAATTGCTTTTCTAAATTCAGGTGCTTTGGGAATTGCTGCAAAGTTAATTGAATTGAAAGCATTGGTTGGACGAGAGGTTGTGTTGTATAGGTTGTACGATGTATATGTTATGTTGTCTTGTATATTGAATACTGGATTGTTTGGTTTGAATAGGTCAATGAATTCTGGATACGTTACTCTTAATCCTGATTGCTCAATCCAATAAAAGATAAACGTAGCTGTCTTATTATAAAAGTCGAATCCATTTGGTATTGCATATTGCAATATGCATTCTAGTGCTTTGTAATTCTCTTCACACTTTTGGTATAGCTTTGTGATAGGTACAAGTGCATTTACTTCTTTGAAGTCTGGAAGTCTGTTGTAAAACCAGTTGTAAGTTGAGTTTATTCTTGGAAGATCAAATCTATCGTAATTTGTCATTGAATATAGCAGTGACATATCAATAGCATCGCGTAACACAAAGTGGTACAACAATTGTTTCTTATCGTACGTATAAAGTGTTGTGTAACTTTTTAGCACTTCGTAGATACGATTTTTATCTACATTAAGTCCTTCGTCATGATTTATTGGAATGATGTAACCTTCACTATGATTTAAAGGTCTAAGATACACTGCTATCGTTTTGGTTAGGATAGGGTGGTAGTTATCGTTAGAGGATATAACCTCTACGTAACCTCCCTTACCACTAAAACTCTTCAGCATTTCAATCTGCTGATCCGATTCAACTATGTAAAACATTTGCTATAACCTTTTTATTAATATACTAAAAAAGGCTTACCGAAGCAAGCCTTATTGTATTTTTATTATAGTTGAACTATAGCTCGAATTTATCTACTTCTCGAGCTAAACCATTTAATGCTATTGCTGCATCGTAAAAGTCATACTCATATGCTATGTCCGATACCATACTTAATGCCATATCAAAGTCCTCCCATTTAGCATCTTGTACATCAGTTAGGTTCACCACTCCTTCTAGAGTGGCTGGAGGGTTGTCTTCTAGTTTATCAAAAACATCCTCATCCTCATCTGCTACTCCCTTTGCTAAAGTCATTATAGCTTTTATACTACGTTTAATATCACCTTTTTCGTATAATGGACTTCCGTCTTCGTCATCTTCTGGAAATGTGTTGGATGCTAGTGTTAGTATTTGTTTTAGCTTTTCGTAGTTGATAGGGTTTGTAGCCTCTTCTTTCAACAATCTTGAGTTAGCAGTTAATTTATTTTCTACTAAGAATTTTTTTAAATTAAAATCTTCCATTGTGTTTTTATTTTTATATAAATAGTTTTATTTTCTCAAATCGAAATTTGCTTTTCGATCGTTGTCTAGTTGTGTTTGTTGATCCTTCTCTACAATTGTTTCGGATGTTAGAAGTGGTTTTGGTACTGGAATTGGATCTTCTACTAGCAGTTTGTAGTCTGTAATGAATGTTGAGATGCCTGGCATTTGTTTTTCTAGTGCTAGGATTGCTTCTTTGTTCTTACTTTCTGCTCCTTTATATTGGTATCCGTTAAATACTTTGTCTTCGGCTGGTCCTTTTATGATCCAGTCCATTTCTACAAACCTTTTGTTTGGTAATTCTTTTTGGGCTTGTTGAAATATATCCTTGTCAGTTTCAACTATCTTATTATTTTTTTTATCTTGAACAAAGTATCTTTTTGTTTTTCCTCTTTGCTTATCTCCTTTAGTTACCTTTTTATTAAAAAAACCTCTTAATGCTGAGAATAGTAATGCTAGTCCTGCTGCAAGTAGCGTATTTACGTATACATTGTCAGATTTTACTTTTTCTAGTTCTACTCCATTTTGCTCAATTGAACTTCCTGCAAAGTATCTGTTTTTAAAATCTTTTATGTATTTTCCTTTGTACTCCTTTTTTGTTGCTTTCTCTACAAACTCTCCTCCTTGTGTTGACTTTGGTTTAGAAACTCTTGACTTAGGTTGATACTTTACTGGTTTTTTGGATGTTGCTTGCTTCGGTAGTGGAGTATCTTGTGTAGGTTGTGTAGCTGGTTCTGTTTTTGCAGGTGGAACTGCTAGCTCATATAGATCTCCTGTTGTTGGATTAACAGATCCAAAATTCTCTGATTTAAACTGTACGTTTGTTTTTGCAGAGTCTTGAGTGAACGCTGGTATGCTGTAAAGGTCTTTTCGTATGTAAGTACCGTCTCCGTAGGTTTCTACGATGATTGTATCCATATCCACTATGGTTTTATAAGTGAAGCTCTGTACCTTTATGTTCATATGTTATGCGTATGTTGATGGATCTTTATCTATCTTATCCCAATATCCTTTAAACCTTGCTTGCCTATCTGCTATTCCGTTTGTACCTCCATTAACCCTTTTTGTCACTGCCTGTACATTTGACGGTGAAGAACCTGCTTTTGCTAATCCAGATATGTTTCTAGATAAGAACTTCCACCAGTAGCATGCTGAATCTGCTGCAAAGTAGTTTGTTTCTACTGTGGCTGGGTTGTTCATTATATCTACTTTGGATCCTATTGATTTTAAATAGTTTTGATACTTTTGGTAATTAGCTCTTCCTGTGATTTGGATATACCCTCTTCCTTTAAATTTAACTCCATCTCCTGTTTGAGTGTTTCCTAAATCTCTTCTTCCTTCATAAGCCTTTCCTGATGCAAATTCCTTCTTCCATCTGAATCCTCCTGACTCGTGTGCACATTGTGATAGGAAGTGGGCTCTTTCTGTTGGGTTTGTTATACCATATCGTCTCATTGCTTGTATGAGCTCATCAGGTGGTGTGTTTGTTGGTACTGTTTTTCCTTGGAAACCTACTCCCTGTGCTTCTTGTTGCAGTAATCTATTGTTTACTGCTAGTAGTGAAGAGCCTTGACCATCCGTTGGTTTTTGTATTGAATAGAATTGAGTTGTTACAGAAGTTTCCCATCTGTTACCATCTCCTATCTCATGTTCTAATCCTGTTATAATATATCCAAACTTATCTTGGTAATCACTTGGAAGTATTCCTGGTGCTATCTTAAATGTTTCACCTATTTTAAATCCACCTATTCCATCTGTCTTAAAAGAAAGTTCCACTGGTACTATTCCTGGGTACTCTGTTTTAGTTATTAGACAGTTCTTCTTTATTACGTTTTCGACAGTCCATTCGGCATGCATTGTTTTTGCAGTCTCTAGGTCTGATTTGTCGTACCCATCACTACTGTTAAATGAATCGAAGAATTCTTGTACATCTTCCAACCAATCATCAGTTCTTTCTTTTCTATCGTCTTCAATTTCTTGCTGTGTGGTTGTCTTTTCTGTTTGATCGTCTTTGGTTAATCTCACTCTATCAATTAGTCCCTCGTTCCATCGTAGGATATTTTCGACATTACCACTGTAGTTAAGTGTAGATCCTTGCGCAGCTATGCTAATTTGTGAGCCTATTTCATTTGATATTTTACTACTAATACTTACATCTGTGAAAACACTACTAATTCCTGCCAATGTTAGTTCGGGAGTTCCTGGTGATGATGGTGGAATGTAGTTTCTGTCAATTACGTAGTACATGTTTTCATCGTCATCATACCAAAAATCAAAATCATTAATACCTCCTAGTGCTGTTGACATTCCATCCAACATTGACTTAAATACATCGTAAGCACTTTTGTTAAACTTACCGTCTTGGTCCATTGCCTCATCTAGCTTCTGCTTTAAGTATGGCATAGAGATTAGTATGTTCAGTATATCAAAACTAAGTGTGTTTGGTGGTATCTCTAAATTTTTTCGTATAGAATCAATAGAAAATTGGTAGGTGCTTGTTGTATCAAATTCAAATATAGATCCACTTAAGTACGTTGATGTTGTTGCGGTTGACGCTCCAATTGGTAGCACACATACAGTAGGATCTATTGAAAAGTGTTCACCGCTTGTTATGTATGTACTTGATTTCCAAAATTCACCAATGTCTGTTTTTTCGTAAAAATCTGTATTGAATTTCGCATATGCTCTATCTGGGCTTGATGGATCTTTGCTAAGGTCTACTGTACTAATGCATGTGTTAAATACATCCAGTACTGTGTACAATGGTACCCAGTGCATTGGAGTGTCTTCATCACGTATGAAGGTATCGTCTAGTTGTACGTCTTGGTAGTATCCTACAAAGCCCTTTAACTTGCTTGCTAGTGTTGGTGATTCAATTCTTAAGTGGGCTAGAGTAAACTTATCTGATGTTATTCGCTGTAGTCTTGAAATAAAGTAGTGGTATACACTTTTCTTTTCTTCCTTACTTGCATCACTCTCGTATAGTACGTTATCTGCAAATTCCTCTTTTGGAAATCTTTTCTTAGGGTTGAAGCTTAGCTGTAATGACTCTAGAATTTCTCCTGTTGAAGTAATAGAAACGCTACACTCATATCCTCCGTTATTTGTGTACTTCCATGAAAAGTTTTTAACATATCCAACCATTCCTTCATAGTTGTAGTTTGACTTTTCTCTTAGAGTTTTAATATCTCCTAAAAGTTGTTGCATTCCAATACCCTGTTGGTAAAAGCGATTTCCTATTGTTTCAATATCTTGTACTAAGGTACCATCGTTAGTAATGTACATTGAGTGTCCCCACTCTAGTAACATTGTAAATCCTGGACGTAGATATACTTTTTGCATTATCTCAAAATCCTCTAATGTCCATACCATGAAGTTTACATCTGCTTCTCGTAAAGTACCAAATGTATTTTTGGATTTTACATTCATAGACGTAATACCTGGCATTGGTCGTATACCTGTACTGTTGGGTCTGTTGTTATATGCTGCTTTATCGGATAAACTTATGGGATCGTAGTTATCTTCTATGTTAATGCCTTCACGCAATCCTCTATTTGGATTAAGAAGTCCTCCTTGCAGTATGTTATATCCCGCTAACCTATTATCTCCTGTAATAGTTGTTCTGTTTTCTGGGTGTTTTATTTGCTCA